GTCCAGAAGCGTTTGAACCATTACCCGCTACGCCTGCTCCACCACCGCCAGCGCCGTTTGTATTTGTACCAGTTGAACCTGTGCCACCTGTTGTAATTTGACCAGTTGCGATGTTGAAACCATTGCCGCCGTTTCCACCTATGCGAGTGCCTGTAATAAGAGCAACACCACCACCGCCGCCGCCAACTAAGCCAGAACCACCATTTCCTGCTGATGTTGTTGCTGAACCTGAAACGACAACGCTTCCGCCACCACCGCCCGAAATTCCATTACCACCATTACCGCCACTTACTCCCGCAGTTGGTGAACTAATACCGCCGCCACCACCAGCTCCAACGCCGCCATTGTAAGGCGCTGAGGCATTTATTATTCCTCCAGGAATGCCCCAATAATTAGTTCCGCCAGCAATTCCATTTCCACCGCCACCGCCTAAAATTGCTGTACCGCTAGCGCCTTGTGTACCACCGCCAGCAATAATGTTTCCATAGCGTGTGTAACCGCCACCAGTGCCTCCTGTACCACCAGCACCCACAACGCAAGAAGAAGTTGCAATAGTCCAACCCCATGCAACACCACCACCGCCGCCACCGTTAGAACCACCACCACCAACTGCAATCGCATACACGAATGTAATACCAGCAGGGATAGTGACGGATGTTGTACCAGCGTTGATGGTCTGTTGAAGGCGTAAGCCGTAAGGCAAAATAAAGTGAGTATTGGCAAATGGCGTAGCGTTATCGCCTTGCATACCGCCTGATACAGGAGAGCCAGCTTGCCCTCTGCGGTTTGGATTACTCATTATTTATACCTCGCGTTATTCCAGAAAATAATTGCAGATACGCTTATCACATACAACGCTAACCAGAGCATTAGGCGATGCGATTCACATACCCGCTAATGGTGATAACCGAAGCGGTTGCCGCAAAAGCATAAACAGTAGAAGCAGCCGAGCCTGTGCCTGTTAGGGGCAGTCCTGCAACGATAAGAACATCGCCTGACTGTGGGGCAAGGGTAATCGGCTTGGCATTTTGTACCGCGCCTGTGCCGCCAAACTGAACCGTCAGCAAGACAGGAGAGGTAGAAGTGTTGTTGGCATAAAGCCATACTTCGTCAATCGTGGTTGAGGATGTACCTGTGGCGTGGATGGTTGTGCCGGTAGAGGCAGTCTGAACAACGGTGATGGGCTGGCCGTAGGTTGATCCAGAGAGAAGCTGCTTTGTGAAAGTTGCCATGAGTTATCCCCTAACCGAAGATTTGAGAAGCTAAGACTGTTTGATCCGAAGTGCCGATTCCATCGAGCCGGGCTTTCACATTTGAATATGAACCTTTAGGCAAGGTTCCCAATTCAGTCTCAATCGCTAAGACTGCATCGTTGATATTGTCGTGCTGAGCTGCGTGAGGAACCGTGGCTGAATCGAGGGTATCGGTGGCCGTTGGATTCGTGAACGAATCGAGAGACGATGGATATGAAGTGGTCACGATTACCCCTCAGCTTAGGAAGCGGAGACTGAAAGTGAACCAGCAGAGATGCTGACAACGCCAGCAGTCGCACCGGTAGTAATGGATGGGCTAAGAGCGCCACCAATGTAATAAGTGCCAGACGATGAAGCTGACCATACGCCGAAGTACGAAGCGGTGGTCGATGCTGGAAGGTTGATAGACAATGCGTTCGAGTTGGTTACTGAACCGCTTGAAGGAGTATTCCAAGTGACGGCTACGCGAGCATAGGTTCCACCAGTAACTTCTGAGCCACCGGTAGTCGTTGGATCAGCAGTGTGAAGCGAGACATATCCCCAACCTGTTGTGGATAGGGCTTGATTGGCTTCGGTTGTCGAGATTCTTGCCATTTATTTCTCCTTATTGGATAGGGCATCAGACTCATCGCGCAGGGGTCGCGAAGAGCCTGATGCTTGAAAGTGCTGGATTGCGGCTTCACGCATGGGTGCATGGTGTCGCTCGTCAAGCCAAAATTCCTTACGGTGTTTCAAGATTGCCCCAGTGTGGGCATAAATCGGAAAGCCAAGAGATTTCAGTCGCTTGGAAAATAGCAAGTCCTCGCCAAAGTAAGTGCCGTCAATAGCGCCTTCAACGAACCATGCCCAATCCTTGCCTTGATTGGGTGTTGCGTTATCGCGCATTTTCTCAAAAACGCTGCGGTGAATCAAAAGGCAACCTGTACCAGCCGCATCAACTTCAATCACGGTGTCGATGGGGTAATCGTCAATCGGTTGCAATCCCGCAGTTTCGGTCATGCGGTAAATCGTGGGAACCGGGCGAAGCATATCGTCATTGTCGAAGAAGGCTGCAAAGACTAACCCTGAGACAATCGGGCGGTCTTTAGAATGAGCCGTCTCAATGAGTGTGAGGAATGCTTCAAGAGGTAGGCGCTCGTCAGCATCTATCAAGAGAAGCCATGGAGTATCAACTTCTTCGAGAAAGTTTTTGACCACTACATTTCGTGAGCGAGTAGTGAGACCGATATTGGCAACCTGAACCATGTGATCCAAACGGTTGCTCTTATGGCGGGCGATGTGAATCAAATCCATCGCTAGTTGTCCGTTGATTTTGCCGTCATTGACAATACCAATGCACACTTTATCTGACATTTTCATCGTTGCTCCATCGCTGGTTTGACGGCGGTGGTTTCGATGAGTCCTGATTCATGCTCGGCAATCAGCTTCTCCAAGGCTTCAATGCCTTCGGTGCTGACAATCTCGCGAGCAGTTTTCAATCCTTCAAGAAATATAGAACGCATGAAATCCCCCGATTTTCACTGAGTGGTTATGGGAGACCAGCCCCTTTCGGGGCTGGTTCCACAACCGTCAGACTAACTATTAGTAGCCTGAAGGTGCAACTGTACCGGTTCCGGTGATAGCCGAAACTGACTTGTTGAAGCGGTGTGCAAGAGCAGCGTAACCGTAAACTTGGAAGCGAACGGTCAAGTTTCCTGAAAGAACATCAGGAAGAACGCGGGTCTTTACGCCTGACTCGAAGAGGTAAGAATCTGAGAACTTACCAACGAGAACTGGAGTCTGGTTTGTTGATGCGCCGTAGGTCTTTGGCATTGTTGCGTCAATGAAGACTGGAACGCCTTGGATTGTTCCTACGAGACCAGCAGGTGCGCCCGGATTGGTGACTGTACCAGCAGCGTTGAACGCCTGTGAAGCGCCTGTTACTGGAACAACGAGTGGGCGAGAGTTGCCGTCAACCTGTGATGCAAACCAGTACCAAAGTGATGGGTGCATAACGATTGCTTCAGCAGCCTTGTAGCGGTTGGTTGTGACCTTTGAAATCGCCTTAGCGATTGAGATCAAACCGTTAGGAGCTGAAGGAGTTGTCTCAGTCCATGTTGTTGGGATGCCGTTTGTGGTATCGGTTCCAAGGGTGATAAGACCCTTCAAGGTTCCTGATGTTCCATCGCCAGCACCGACAACTGCGGTGTTGAGCTGAAGTGCGTAGTCAGCCATCAAGTCACCGAAGACGAGGCGATCAAGGCCGCCAGCCAAAGGAGACTGCTCTACAAGCTGAATCGAGACATTCTCGTAGCCTGAGATGGTACGAACTGGTGCAGTGACAGTGCTTGAAACCATGTCGCGAGTTGTTGTCGCGGCGTTATCAGCAGACTGGAATGCAGCCAAAGTACCTGTGGTGATTTGTGGGATGTTGATTGAGTCGGTACCTGCTGGCAAAGCCATGTTGGTAACGAGGTCAGCGGTTACGCGAGCAGCACGAGCAAACTCTGCGTATTCGTTGATGAGGTAGATAGGTGGAACGAAGTCTCCACCAGCGCCGTCGGTGCGAGAAATGTCGCGAGTTTCAACTGCGACTTCCTGCTGGTGACGGTGTAGGCGCTCCCATGCGCTGCGATCGTTGCGGAGTGTTCCGGCAATCATGTCGCGAACGAATGAGTTTTGGCCATCCTTCTCGTAGGTGTGAGCTTCGCGTGTGACAACTGCGCCACCGAAAACCTTCACGCCTGATTCCTTGCGAGACTCTGCAAGTGCAGCAGAACGAGCTTCTACTGCTTCAACTGTTGCGAGGCGCTCATCGAGCTTCTCGATTTCTGCTTGCTTATCGGTAACAGCATCGAGGGCTTCAGCAGTTACATCTTCAGAAGCGAGAGCCGCTTCCACTTCTGCAACTAGGCCATCGCGTTGTTCCTTGAGCTTTGATGCTAGAGACATGGTGTCCCTTTCTCTTGGAGTGGATGAATGAAAAACCGCCGGGGCAGAAGCGCCGAGGGCAATCGCGTGACTACTTGGTCAGCGAATACTGTTTGAATTTGGCAGCCAACTTGCGCTTACGAAGATTCAAATCCTCATCAGTCGCAGAACGCATACCAACTGAAGTGGCATCGTAGGCTGGCCATGTGACAACCGAAACCTCAAACAAATCAAGGTCGGTCAAAGTGCGAAGTCCATCTGAGCGAGTATCGCCATCTGGTGCAACGGTGAAGGCGAAGCTCATCTTGTCCACATCGCCACGCTCCAAAGCCGAAGCAAGTTCAGCAGCGCGTGGATTCTTTGGATCAAGAGTTGCTTCCATGAACAAGCCAACATTGTCCTCACGAAGCGACATTGTGCCTGACTGAGTAGAAGCCAATGGCAAGGATTCGGTGTCATGGTTGATAAGCAAGAACACCGGATTATCTGTTGCCAAGGTGCGCTTGAATGCTCCCGGTGCAATAACTTCGCGGAAGTTCAAGCCTGTTGCCTCATTGTTGAAAGTTGCAGCATATCCACCGATTCTCAATGAGCCGTCATCGGTCGCAACTTTGCGAACCTCTGCGGTCATGGTGATGCGCTCGGCGGTGCGAATAGCAGTCTTGCGTTCTTCTACCATAGACAAATCCTCTGATCGTGGCGCTGGAAGTGCGCTAGTGATGGTTAGATAATCCCCACGATGAACGGTGACAGTATCGGTTGGAATCCAACCGTTGCCTTTTTCGTGATAAATACGGACTGAATAAGCTGGTTGGTCGGGAGTGGCTTCAATAACGAAACCATCCGATGAAGTTGCCTGACCCTTGGTAATTACCTTTTCAATCTTGCCGCGAGCGCGACCGTTTGAGGTATTCCATGAGACGAAGGTTCCTTCGCCTAGACGAGCTGCTGCAGCGCGACCCTCGAAAGGAGCCTTGATGGAATCATCGTTGAACGCCTTAGCCATTTGTGCGTAGTAGGTAGCAACTTTGCCCTTGATAGCTTCTTGGTCATTGGCAGGAATATCTACCCCACCGCGAGCGCCATTGAGGACACCAGCAACCGCAAAGATTCCCTTGGGAATTGCCTTCAACTCGCCATCGACAACATCGGCAAATTGCAACTTGTAGGAGCCGAGTTTTTCCTTGTCGGCTTCGTCAACATAGAAGAAGGCTTGTGCGTACTTAGCCCAATCCATAGCATCCTTGCCGCCAGCATAATCCTGAACGCGCTTGTCGGCTGCTGCTGCATCCCAAGCGGTATCGCGTGGAGCAAGTGGAAGTCCGGCAGCACCGATAGCGGAGCGACCGTACATCATGTCCATTGGCATTGTCATGCCGTCATCTTCAACGGTGTCATCCTCGTCAACGCCTTGGGCATCAACAGGGTCAGGGTTTGCCACTGCAACTTCTAGGCCGAGAGAAGCTGAGAGCTGCCACTTCCAGAGTTGGTGTTGATCCATGCGACCTGCAAGGAAGTTCGCCACGCCTTGCTGACCGTAAGCGGTCGCGCAATCGAAGGCATCGGAAATCTCATCGAGCAGAACATCGTTAGCCGTCAGCAAGTCCAGCGCCAAAGCGCGTGGGTCTTGTGAGATAGCCGCTGCATCTTCCAAGGTACGAAGTGTCAAAAATTGTGTGAGCTGAAATGGAGCTTTAGCGCCGAGCTTGCGAAGGTTCTCTGCGATTGGGTCAACCGACTCATACACATCTTCGTAAATCTTCTGGAATAACTTGTGATACTCAGCGAAATCTGCGCCGACAACATTCCAGTGAGCGCCGTGTGCGCGAAGATAGAAGCTGAAAACATCAGCAAGAAGTTCGGTCAGTTCCTCGTTCAAGTCTGGAACCTGATTCATGTCAGCCATATTGTTCTCCTCGGCCATTAGGGAAAGCGCTCGGGCGCTCTTGGATATTGAATTTCTGATCTTGGTTGACCAAGAAAAACCTGCATCGCCACCCCATGCCGACCATGCAACTCTTCCGGGAGATGGGAATCCATCTTCGCCGCTATTGAATCCCTGTGCTTTTTTGTCCACTTCATGTCGCTTGAAGAATGAATACATTCTCAGAATGGTTTGTGCGCTTACTGCGCGACCTTCTGCCAAGTCTGATGCTCGCTTCTTTCCGACTGCGGTAAAGCCTGAGCCAGCATGACCATCGGCAATCCAACCCAAAGCCATCTTCGCTTCGTCTTGAACGCCTTTCGGTGGGCGATATGTCTCGCTCATTATTCAAGGACTCCCATCATTGGTGCTGAAGGGTCATCGTCAGTTCCGAGTGATGGGAGCTGACCACCAGCGAGAACATTTCCTTGCAAGGCTTGATTGAACAGGTCTCCGCCCTCGTAAGGTTCCATACCTTCGATTTGACGAACCTCGTTAGGAGTGCGAGCGCCCATCTTGATATTGAGAAGGTTGACATTTGCGCGAGTCAAAGCATCAACGCGAAGGAGAACCGAAGTATCGAATGCAACATCAACGCCCGGATCAAGAATCTTCGACATAGCGATTTCAATACGGCGAAGCCATGGAGAAATCGTGTGAGTCAAGAAGTTGAGCGATGCTTGCTCGACATTCTGATAGGTCTGATTATCTCCCGAAGCCATAATCAAGTGACTTGGGATTCTAAAGACTCGGGCAATATCACGAATCAACTGTTCGCGAGTAGCAATCATTTCGTTATCAGCAGCCGAAGTGGTAATTGGCTTCCACTTCAAACCGTCAGAGAGAACGGCTGGCTTGCGGTGACGGCGGTGGGTTGCTTCCCATGTGCCTTGAATGATGCGAGCTTGGTCGAGAGTCAGCTTTTGGTCTGTCTCTAAGACTGAGGAAGGAGTTCCACCCTCGCCATAGAATTGCGCCAAGTGACGATCCATAGCAATCGCAAGTCCGACAAGGTTGCGAGTTTGATTGAGAGGGGAAATACCAACCAAAGATTGTGGTGGAGTGAACCAGCGAAGATGCAACATATCATCGCGATTCATCTCGTTGCCAAGGTGAAGATAACGGCGGCCTGTCATGTCTCCGGTAGGAAGAACCTGCATCTGATATGGATGCAGTGGGACAAGGCCAATCATGTTGCCGCGAGTGTCGCGGTCAATCTTGACATAGGCGTTACCGTGAAGGGCTAGTGATGCCACGATTTGATGAATGAGTTCGTAAGTGTTTGATTCAGGATCGGGATCACTAATAACATCGGGAAGCGGGCGCATGATGCGCTTTCCGGTTGAATCTATGGAGTAGGCGCGAAGAGGCATCGAAGCTACCGAGTCGGCCAACAAAGAAACTGCGCCGAGAACGGCAGAGACACCAAGAGCAGTCCACTCGTCAATGCGCTCACCGGCAGCAGAGGTCATAGAAGTCTGACCGTAGAGCTGGCTTAGGGGAGAAACATAGTTGTTGAATTGTGGGTATCGCCCAACAGTGAAGCCTCGTGTGAAGATACTCATTCAGCAGCTCCTAATGATGCAAAATAACTTCCTGCAATAGCAAGAATTCCAGAAACGATTAGCCCTGCCCCAAGTCCAAAACAGATTCCCACTCCAACGGAAATGGCAACTGCTCCGATAATTTCAACGATTGTCGTGATTAGCCCAAACACTAGGAACCTCTCCTTCTGATAATGACCAAGGGTCAAATACTGCTGGCAAGGAACCACCCTGAGAGTGCCACCAAGCTGCTCGTTCGAGCGCCATAACCGAAGCAACGGCTAAGTCAATACGACGAGTCGAACCACGCTTTTCTTTTGCCAATCGGCTTCCGCGTTGATCCACGCGAAGAGTTGCGTTGGCTATGTGACGAGCTAACTTCGCATCGCCATTGTGAGTCATTGTTTTATTTACACACGCCTCGAAGAACCGAGTCGTGGCTGGTGTCATACGCGAGGCGGTTTGGGGAAATGTAACAACTGGTAGGCCTTCATCTTCAAGCACTTGAAAAGTACGAGCCCAACGATAAGGATCGCAAGCAATTTCCAAAACTTGCCACCGCTTACACGCATCACGAATTGCCTCTTCCACATCCAGAACCGGAACCTGCCAATTTGCATCGGCTTCGTCAGGCTTCTCCCATGTCGCAACCGGCATGATATGAGGCTTTTCGCCGACCGAGATTGCCACGATAGCGGTGCAGTCTCCATTGAATGAACCGTCAAAGCCCAAGACAACTTCTGCGTCATCTTCAATCTCGCGCTTTTCTTCTAGTTCATCCCAAGTTCCGTGAGGAAGCCAAGTCTCTGAGGTCGAAGTCCAAATGTTGAGGCGCTTAGTTTTGAATTCTGCCTCGGGTGTGACCTTGATAGTGGATTCAAAAGAATCGCGGCTAACAATGTCATCAAAGCCAGGGTTCGCATCAGCCCAAGTCTGAGGGTCACGGAAGTCAGCATCGGCCGTCTTTGGTTCCCAC